TACACACCGCCTTGCTGTTGCTCCCACCATGTCAACAAGCCAGCTTATGGGCGGGGTATCTCAAGGTATTGAGCCATTTATTGGAAATGTATTCGTCCAGCAGGGTGCAGGCGGAGAAACCATCCGAGTAGTGCCTGAGTTGCTTGAGATCATGAAGCGTGAAGGTGTTTATAGCCGTGAGACATTGCTTGAGATTGCAAGTCAGGATGGCTCTATCCAGAATGTTTCATGGATGACTGATGAAGAAAAGCAGGTGTTCAAGACAGCATTTGAAATTGATCCTTATGCTATCTTGGGTCAGGCTTCTGATCGACAGCAGTACATCTGCCAAGGTCAGTCCATCAATCTGTTCTTCGGTGCAGATGATCCAGAGGAGCATATCAGTGCCGTACACAAGGCAGCGTTCAAGGATAAGAATATCCTGAGCCTGTACTATATCCGTACCAAAGCTGGTGTCAGTGCCAGTTCTGGTGAATGTGTTGCTTGTCACGCATAACGAAAGGAAGTATGAAGACTGTAGTTTATAGCAAGGAAAACTGTCCTGCTTGTACTACTCTGAAAGCAAGGCTCACTCGTGAGGGTGAGTCCTTTACAGAGATTATGGTAGGTAGGGACATTACTCGGGAAGAGTTCCTGAAGGAGTTCCCTCAAGTACGGATGATGCCTCATGTTGTATTCGTGGCTGAGAATGAATAAAACAATGGCTACTATGCGGGTAGTCGAGATGATTACCTGCATTCACATTATCGCTAATACATGGCGACATTGGTAATTAACAAAGGAGTTGGAATTAATGGCAAGCAAAGCAGTACCCGCCAAGGCAGAGACAATTAAAGAGAAACAATCCAACAGCCTTCGTCTAAAGCTGGATGATCTTATGGTGATTAAACCTAAGACAGACAAACAGAAAGACTTCTTTGAGGCATATCAAGCCTCTAACTACTTCATGGCTCTGCATGGAGTAGCAGGTACGGGTAAGACATACATTGCCCTGTACAAGGCTCTTGAGGAGGCTATGGATCGCAATAATCCCTTTAACAAGGTGACTGTTATCCGTAGTAGTGTTCAGAGTCGTGATATTGGATTCTTACCGGGAGATGCAGACGAGAAGATGGAGGTGTATATTCAGCCTTATCGACAAATCTGTAGTGACCTGTTTAAGCGCAAGGATGCTTGGGATCGTCTAGTCGAGCAAGGACACATTGAGTTCGTATCTACCTCGTTCATCCGAGGAACTACCTTCTCAAACAGTATCATTATTGTCGATGAGGTTCAAAACCTTACCTTTGAAGAACTAGATACAGTTATCACTCGTGTTGGTGACAAGTCAAAGATTATTTTCTGTGGTGACTACAGGCAAACTGACCTTAAGAAGAAGGATGACAAGAGTGGTATCTTGAAGTTCTTTGACATTGCAGGTAAGATGAAGGAATTCATTCGTATTGAGTTCTATATTGAGGATATTGTTCGTAGCTCATTGGTTAAGAACTATATCATTGCCAAGACTAAGTATGAGGATGGAGATGAGTAAAGCTAACGAAAACATTGAAGAACTCATGATGATGATGCCAGAACAGAAGGGTCTTATCCGTACTATCACTCAGCAGATCAACACTCACTTGGTGTTCATTGATGATGATATTGTCGCTCCTAGCAGCTATCGTGATGTGATCCATTGCCTAGCTACTTGTGGCGAGAACGATTCAGTTAATTTATTGGTAAATAGCTCAGGTGGTCGCACAGATAGTATCTGGCAGATCATTGAAGCAATGAAAGGATGTCGAGGTGATGTATCTGTTACAGTTATTGGTGCTGCGTATAGTGCTGCCTCTATGCTGGCTTGTATGGCTCCTGAGTGTTATATCGCTGATAGTGCTGAATTTATGTTGCACACTGCCCATTATGGTTCTATTGGGACTGTGCCAAATGTTAAAGGACAGACTGACTTCGCTACACGACAAATTAACAAGCTCCTTGACCAAGCCTACAAAGGCTTCTTGACCGACAAGGAACTGGAAGAGTTGAAGAATGGTAAGGAGTTCTGGTTTGACTCTGAAGAGGCAGGTAAGCGTATGGTTCGTAGGTACAAGTATCTAGCTAACCTACAAGCACCTCCAAAGCCTAAGAAGGTTAAACAAGAGGAAGTAGAATGACAAAGGCCCGTTAGAGCGATAAACTCTAACGGGCCTTTTTCGTTACTTCTGATTCTGGTGGAACAAGGTAACAAAGGCAGCGATGAAGCCGCCAACTAACAATACTGGTTTAGCAACCTTGGCTAACCATTCTAACACGGTGAAGGCTCCGGAGGCAGCGTTAAATGCTGCTACCATTCCCTCGGTATCTTCAGCTACTTTATCAACCTTAGCTTCTACTTTGCATAGTCGCTCATAGATTTCTGCATGAGAAACTTCTTTCTGTGTCATTTCTTAGACCTCATATCAGCAAGTTTCTCCACAGTTCTACCACCAAAGTAAGCTAAGAAGATGATCTGTCCCCACTGACCTAACAACTGGACATATGATTCCTGAGCATTGTATCCGAATGCAGACATCATGGTGAACAAGAAGTAGGCAACAAAGATAGCAGCAAGAGCCAATGGACGGATATTCTTAGACAGCCAAGAGTCGGAGGACATATCTGCAACCCAACGCTGCGAGATATTATCCTGCTCAATCCTGTACAGTTCGGTATCGTTAGCCATCTTAGCCAATTCACCATTCTGTGCCAATTCAGCTAACTGAAGTTGAGCCTTAGCCTTCTGTTCTGGATCAGGGATAAGCTTATCAATTAACTTACCGCCAATACCTAATAATGAATCTAGTAACAACATATCTATCCCTTGTTATTTGAAAAACATAACAACCCCTGCTACGATCAGCGAGGCAGCTAACAGGATAAACAAGATAACCAAGAATATCTCTGTAGCTTTAATCATTCTGGCTCTAGCCCTAGCTCTAGCCTTTTTGTCTGCCAACGCAGCAGCTTTACGCTTGGCTACGATAGCATTACGCTCCATCAGTAAAGCATTCCACACATCTCCGTTGCCAGAATAGACTAAAAGCTCCTTAAGCTGCTTCTCAGCATCTACCAGAGCCTTAGCATTCATGACAACCTCTAAAGCCTCAGAAGTATCCGACCTGCGTTTACTCCCTTTGGCTTTAGTGGCTTCCTTAATCACTACATCCTTTGCATCAAAGAACTTCATGATGTCGCTAGAGATAGCTTGAATATCCTTACCCATCTTTATAGCAGCTTGCACACCTTTAACGGCTGCTTGTGCTGTTGCAAAAGCGGTAATAGGATCAATCATTACTGTACTTCTTCGTAAGTGTTTAAGTGACGCTTTTCAAAGAATTTAGATTTAACAATCATAGTTATCTCCCATATCCTTCAAGCAGCGCAGGATCATACTGAGTCTCGGGACGCTCACGCTCCTGTGCTCCGATAGCTCCACCTGTGAGTGCCCCGAATAACCACGAAGAAGAACTATTCTTCATGACTTTACCCATCAAGCCCATTGCTCTATCGGTAAAACCACGAGTCTGGACTTCGCCCATAAACTTAGCAGCATCTTCAAGAGACTTAGGATTCAATAGAAACTTCTGAACTTCAGCAGATTCATTATCATCAGCACTCTTTTGGAAATACCTACCCAAATGGTTAATAAACACACGAGGGGCTGTCATGATCTGATTTCGGAATTCACCAGCAGTAGTAGCTGCTTTAGTCCCGGTCATCTCTTCCCACTTAGACTTACTGATAGTGTTAATGTTGATTCGCATAGCAAAAGGATTATCCTTTAAACGCTGAGAAGCTTCAACAACATCTCCTAACAGCTTTGTCTGAGAAGCACCAAAGACCTTTTCAAATGCCTTTTGGTTTGTCTTAAACAGTTCCAAACGATCACCGGGAGCATTTAAGACATCATCCAGCATTGCTGACTTAATGCCTTCACGAGCAACAGCATCTTTACCTGCGACCTGCAACAAATTATCTAACTGCTGAGGATTGGACAAAGCTGTACGAACAACTCCACGGATACCATCAGTAGAACCATAAGATTGTGTCCACAAGTTCTCGATCTTATCAATCTTAGCCTGCTTTTCAGCATTCAAGATAGCAGTACGATTGTCCCTTAACTCCGTGACACGGCCTGCAAGACTTTCCAGTCTCTCACGCAAACCCGGAACCTGACTGATCTTGTCCTTGTTCTGGGCTAAATAGCGCTGTAACTGAGCAGGGTTAATCTCACCTGTATTAGTATTGATGACTGAACGATTCTTGCTTAAGTCCCACAAGAAAGCATCTTCAACAATCTTAATACCTTCAGGTGAATCGCCAACTACAGACATAATCTGTTTTAAACCATCCGAAGACTTTGTAGCTTTAGGAACTACATTATCCAAGAAGGTAGCACGATCCACTTGAACCACACCTGCTTCATTAAAAGGTAAACCGATTCGGGTAGCATATTCCTTGTCGATTGCACGATAAGGAGCACTGAAGGCAGGATCAACTGTATCAATAGCACCGTCTACTTGTCGCTTCAATTCGACCAACATACGGTACTGGTCAGAACCTCTCTGAGCACTTCTTAAAGCTTCATTTGTTTCTCGCTTCAAGCTATCCAAAGCTTTGAGATTAACATCATTAGTAACCCCTGCATCTTTAGCAATACGATACTTTTCAGTTATTCTCGCAGAAGCTGGAGATTCAGGTTTAAAAGCCTGTTTAATCTGAGAATACAGTTTAGGAAACTTATTAAAGATATCCTGATTAGTGGAATCGGTAACAAAATCTCGTAAAGCTTTAGCAGATTCTCCGGGTAAAACAATACCAGCTTTTTCAGAGTTATCAATTAACTCGTCATACTTAGGGCCAATCTCTTTCTTCAATGCTGATTCTTTTGCAGAAATAAGATTAGTTAAACGAGACCCAATGTCTTCAGCGCTCGGGCCTTTAGCAAGACCTTCAGACAACTCAAGAATACGGTTATTAATATTCTCTAATCCGACTTCACGCCTTGCTGTGGACTTTGCAGCATCGGCAACAGCTTGAGCATTCTTTTGCCCTGCTTCCGAAGCTTTGCGTTTAACATAGGCATCAACTTCCATCATGCTTGGAGCAAGTTTACCTTTAATTGAAGATAATTGCTGTTCAGCCTGTTCGTACTGTCTCTTTAAAGAAGCAGTAAAAGGAGAGTTATCGCCTTTAGCAATCTGGCTCTGTAAGTAACTAGAGATAGTGGTATCGCCATTAGACGAAGCCAGCATCGGAAGGGCAATTCCGGTAGACTGTTCGATCTCAGCAGCCCTAGCAATATTACCTGCTAAGTTAGGGTTTGCCTGCAAAGCTGTTAAAGCTTGGCGAGAAGCCCGACCAGAGCCAGCCAACTGAGAAACCTGATTAGCTAAATCCTTAGTAGCTGAGAACACACCGCCTACATTGGATAACTCACCTAAGTTACGCATTGACCCTACAGCCATGCCACCAGTTAAACCGCCAAGCAAACCTCCCACCACTTCGCCTGCTTGTCCATAACCTTCAGGAGCAGCACGAGCACCAAATTCACCCGTAATACCAGCAGTAGCACCTAAAGCACCTTCTGCAATCAGTTGCCTTCCCGTAGTAGGGATAACCGATTGAGCAAGTTGTCCTGCATATGGAGCAGCTTTAGAACCTCGTGCCAGTAATTGAGCACCTCGGGCGACACCTGCCATAACAGGGACAGCCGCAGCACCTTGAATAGCTGATTCCAAGTAAGTACGATCACGAGCCATCTCGGTAGGGGCAACTGTAGGATAACCTTCTGTTGGAATTTGAGCGGCTAATTCAGAAGTCTCACCAAAATCAGCACTTAGAGCAAATCCATTACGAATAGCTGTTGCTCGGATTTCATCCTTAGATGTGCCCTCTGGCACATTTTTAATAACTACGCCGTTAGGCAAACGCACATCCATATCAATCCTTTACTTTTTTGGTAACGAAGACCAATCCACAGTTTTTGGAGCAGTTTCCTCGCCTCGTTCAGCCGCCGTAGGAAAGTATGTCCCAACATTTCCGGGGAAGTTAGCAGCCTGAGCAGCGCCTCTAAAACGATTAATTTTAGCATCATACCGGGCAGAAGCACTGTTTTCCAGAACCGATCCCAGAACATAGAGTTGCTTCTGAATATCAGCGTTAGGAACACCTGTAATCTTCTTGTTAACCCAATCCAAAGCACCTTGAACCAGTCGTGGATCAACACCAGTACGGCGAATGTCCTCATTAGAGAGTTTATTCTCACCCACAGCCTTAGCAACTGTTGTACGGGCAGCCTCCCATGTCTGAGAGTTGTTAGACTTAGATGTTTCGTTAATTAACCGTTTAGCAAGTTTAGCTGAGTTAAGCATAGACACCTCAGATTCAGTAGCTTTGTCGGCAGCGTTAACAGCACCGACAATATCAGGAGCCATCTTAATTTCAGGACTAACACTTAATTTGGAAGCTCTCTCAGGAGCATCGCCAATACGAGCAATCTTAGTACCATCCTTCTTATTAATCAAGAAGATACCTTCTTTTGTCTCGCTAAGTGCGGTAGGCTCATTAGGGTCAACAGGAACAAGGTCAGAAATGTTACCCGATTGTTCATAAGCAGCCATACTAGGAACAGTGTATTTACCAGTACGAAGTAACTGCTGCACAGGATCAGCACCTGCTTTCTCACGAAGATTCTTGGTAATCTCAGATTCTGTCTTACGAGCAGACAGTTCCGCAGCAACACGCTGTTGATAACGAGTAGTCAGTTCATTGACCAGTTGATAATCCTTGTTCTGCATCGCAGTCTGAATACCTTGCTTCAGCGACTCAGGATTAGTAAGATCAAGATTCTGCAACATACCTTGACGCTGCTGGACACGCATTAACTCAGGGTCTTGACCACCAAGCATACTACCGATAGCGCCGCCTAAGCGATTAGCACCAGCATAGATGTTAGCAGTAGCCCTTTGGAAAGGGTCTAACTGAGCATAGCTCATTGCCTGCTTTTCGAGGGCAGCATCACGCTGCATTTGGAGGGATTCTGGAGTGATCCCAAATAAACTACTTACGACTTCAGCCATTATAAACCTCCAACATCACGGTTATCCATCCAAGGGCTTGCATTAGCAATATATGGATTAGCTGTCCCTGAACCACCTGCAACATAAGTACCTGAAGGTGCGCTGTAAGGAGTACTCATCCAGTTAGAGATACCTTGAGCAAAGGCAGGATTACGAGACAAGCCAGAGATAGCATCAGCCATCGGATTGTAGGAATTAGCTTGTTGCAACGCTTTAGCAGCATTAGTACCGCCACTGAACAAGAACTGCCCCACATTAGCGCCCGCCTGAGCAGAACGACCACCCAACTGAGCGCCTAAGTTCAGAGCATCCTGACCAGCAGCTTCAAGGTTCTGAGACAGACCAAACTGAGTCTTAAGCGGGTTGTAGCCAGCACTGCCAATATCCAAACCAGTACTGAACAAGCCAGTACCAAAGGTAGTCTGTGCTCGGCCTTCCTTCATTGCATCAGCAGCCAACTGACGATCCTGCAATGCCTGAGAATTAGCCAAAGCTGTAGCATAAGGGTTAGCAGCCAGCAAGTCACCGCCTTGAGCAACCTTCAAACCAGTAGTACCACGGTTGTAATCACCTTGACTTAACTGTGCCCATGCCTGTTCACGGCTAGGAGCTAACAAAGCCTGCTGAGATTGCATCCACTGCTGTGCGGCAGCTTCAGGAGTCTGAGCAAGATAGCCTTGACCAAGGTTCATCAACTGCTGTTGAGCAGCCAGTGCCTGATCCGCTGTTTGCATACCGCTAGTGCCTGCCTGAGACAGCAAGCGATCACGCATTGCCGCAACTTCAGGAGATACATCATACCCGGCAGAGATTAAGTTACCTTTAGAATCAAACTTAAAGTCAGACCCACCAAAGCGAGTGGTAATACCAACAGGACGGAATCTAGCCGCATCTGCTGCAATTTGAGCAGACCGAATTTGAGCATTAGCAGATGTTTGTGCGGCTTTTTCAGCCGACCTGCCTTGAAGAGCACCTCCGATAGCACTCCCGGCAGCCGCAGCAATAATAGGCCACATTATTTATTCTCCTGTTTTTGAAGATCACTACAAGCTTGGTAATTAAGAGCATACCAAGCCTTCTTAGACATTTTTTGTTTAAAATACATTTCGTATCCTTTATCTACATTGCAAATAGCTGGCCTTGTTTCATAGATGGCGCATTTATTGTCTTCCTGTAAATGCGGACATTTAGCTGCTTTACAGCACAACCCGCAGCCAGAACATTTGAACTTTTCATGATCTTCTTCAATGTCAACCATATATTAAACTAATTTAGGTTATGTCATCAAGTCTTCATAATATATGCCAAGGCATAGTATGGAGGCAAGTTGGCACTATTACCGGAAACACCAGCATCACTCATTGCGTGAGTATGGCCACCTTCAGCAGATGACAAGCCAATCGTAGCTTCCACTGTACCCGGACGGAGCCTGTAGGACACATTCTGAGAAGCATTGAGGTTACTGTTAACAGCAATAGAGGTAGTAGCAGTCAGTGTATCAGTTTCAGCAACAGTCTCGTTAGAGGCCAAGAAGTGAGCGTGATCGCCTACAGCATAAATATCGTGAGTGTGACCAACAACCACAGAATCTTTGCTACCACCAGAAGAACCCACGACAGCAGTGCCAGCAGAAGCAGAGATGTTAGCAGTGCTACCAATTGACAGATCAGTATCAACATTATAAGTACCCGTTCCACCAGTGCCAGTACCTAACGAGGTAATCTTAGTACCGAAAGGAATACCAGTACCGGACAAGTATTGACCAACAGCCAATGTACCAGAAGTCACTGCGGTAACATTGAGGACAGTGCTGGTTAAAGTTACTGCAACAGAGGAAACCTTACCAGTACCTGTAATGGTAGTGCTCGCAACAGTCTGCGAAGAACTGACAGTATAAGTACCAGTACCACCTGAGCCACTTCTAAATGCAGTAATTGTAGTACCAGAAGTAATACCTGTACCGCTAATCTCCTGACCAACAATAATAGTTCCAGAAGCAAGAGCGGTAACTGTAAGTTCAGTACCAGCAATCGAGCCAGTAAACGAAGAAGCAGAGCCAGTATAAGAGACTGAATAAGTACCTGTACCGCCAGTACCTGTACCCAAGGCAGTAATAACTGTATCCGAAGGGATACCAGTACCAACAACCTTCTGAGCGGCAGCCACAGTACCACGAGAGACAGCCGAAACCGTCATTGTCGTACCGGAGATAGAAGCAGTAGCAGCAGCACCGGAGATAGCCGTAAACACAGCTTCCATCGAGCCTGCACCCATGACAAAGCGACCACGCAAGTCAGGAGTACTGTTTTGACCATCACACAAAGCCCATCCACTCGGGATCGAAGCAATAGAACCACTCCAAAGGATAATAGAGCCTGCCGGGAAGAGTGCTGTCACATAGTTAACAACAAAGGCTGTACTGGCTAACTGAGTGGTGTTAGTGCTGGTAGCTGCTGTTGGAGCAGTAGGGGTTCCGATAAAGGCGGGACTGTTTAAGTCTGCCTTGGTTGCAATAGATGTTGCAATACTGTTAAATTCAGTATCAAACTCTGCACCTTTAATAATCTTTAAAGGATTACCTGTAGATAAAGAATCCTTACTGGTGAAGTTAGTACTTTTAGTGTAGTCAGTCATAGTTAGACAATCTTTCCATTTTTAGCTTGAATTTCGAGCTTCTGGATACTTAAAGCAGACCCTTGAATATCTGCTTCATAACCAGTCTGAATAACCTTACCTGCTCCTGTCGGATATGCAACCAAGGTATGTAATGCTGTACCACCGGAGTATACAGCCGATGCAGTATTATACTCGCTTACGCCGAAATATGCAACCCCTTGTTCAGGAATATTTGCATTTTGTGCATAATAATTACCAGTAAAGTCATAGCCCCATTTAAGAGCCACTGCTTGACTAGAACCGCCAATAACCACCACCGAAAGTTTCTTCAAGACAGAAGTTACAGAAGGTGTACCTAAATCGGTATGGTTGGTAAAGTACTGGAATCGGTAACTAGTAGTATCATCAATATAGCCAGTGTAAGTCCCAACATAACCTTCTTTACCGATCAATAAAGTACCATCAGCTTTCTGACAGAAACTCTTAGGTTCGATATTAGACCAAGTAGTTACCCGAGCAGAACCATCCTGTAAGCTGGTCTTGGTATCAAAGCAGTATGTTGACTTTAGCACAGGCAGTGTCAGCAAGTAAAAGCCATCACGAGGGTTGTAAACAGCCTTGATGTTAGCCTTATTCTCACTGGCAACAGCACTCATTAAGTCATTATGGACATTTTTGGACAAGTCACGCAAAGGAGCAGACTTTTCTTGAATGGTTCGCATAATGCTACGAACACCTGTCTCAGACAAGAAGATAATATCAGTACCTGTCTCAACCACCGAATCACGAGCAATGCAGCCAATACCTGTAATCGTATCGTACAAAGTCATTTTTGCAGGATCGGTAGCTCCTTGATAGATTAAGATATTACGATAGCCGAAGATATACAAGAAGTTGTTATGGACAGCTAATGCGGTAATCGTATCGCCACCTTTAGGCCACACTGTAGTGGTATCTAAAGTACCAGAAGTACCTGTTCCGTATTTATGAGGGTTTTTAATGTCAGACCACTGCACAGTTACTTTATCAGAACTAGTATCGGCGTTCCAAATACGGCCTAAAGCGGAGATAACGATATTGGCTAACTGAACTGTACCGTTATATCCTGCTTCTTGGTCAAGACGATAATATGTAGTTGTCGAAGTAGCCGGATCATAGCCGATTGGAACATGGCCTCGCTGATAAAAGTACAAATCACCGTCCAAGTAGGCAGTAGACCAGTTACTATCGGTAATCGTAGGCGCAGTACCTACACCGTTAAAGGTAAGCTCAATCAGCGCACCGTTATGCAATCTAAACAGTTTATTGTTGCCTGCACATACGGTATAACTAGTACCGTCTCTATCAATAATCTCGGCAATGGCTTTAACATCGGCAGTGCCTAATGCAGTATTAGTGGTGTTTGCCTTAGCCCATCCCTTACGAGCACCTACACGACCATACTGGTCAATAATGCAGTTGTTCGCAACTAAAGCAAAACCAGAAGCTAAATCCAAGGAACTATCTTGAGTGTTCAGGCCATAGAAGCCCGGAGCAGTAATAGAGTATGTTTGAATTTGTTGAGCCATTTACACAGACTCCCAAGTCTCTTCCTCAACATATCGAGAACTCTCAATGGCGATAGCATCCGACAGGGAAGACTTATACAAGGCATAAGCTTCAGAACTATTCAGACCACCATCCTCACCACGCTCAACCAAGGCACGAGCAAATGCACCAAGAACGATAGGCTCTTTAGGAGTCAGGATTGTGTCGGTATCACTGGTAAGCTCAGGCTGAGGAATGTACAAGTTAAAGTACAAGGTAAGACCTGCCGTAGGGACAGGGTAGAAGTCAACCTTGGTATCACCAGTGTTATGGACACCGTTAAAGTTGTAGTACATCGGATTACCTGCTGCTGTATTATTCAGCAGATACTGAGACATCATCTTAGTTGTCAGGGCATTGATGACAGACTTATTGGTAATGTCCTGAGCATCAATAACCTTGAATCGAGTACCGGAACCAGTCAGCACATAGCCGTAAGTATCCTCAGTAGTCTCGATAATCAATGTATCTGTCAAAGCATTCCAAGCATAAGCATCTTCTACTTGTCGTTTGGCATCATTAACCAACTTACCCACAAGTTTAGATAAAGTATTCTCGGCTACAGTGGTGACTTCTGGTTCACGCATACGAATCAGAATGTCATTCACAAGATCAAGGTATGTTGGTAATGCCATAATTATTTAGCTTTCTTAGATTTCTTCTTAGGCTGTTCTTTGCCTGCTTCGGATAATGCAATAGCAACTGCTTGTTTCTGAGGTTTACCTTCTTTGACCATCATAGAGATATTCTCAGATACTGTCTTTTTAGATTTACCTTTTTTGAGTGGCATACAAATTCCTTATTAATTATTCTGGTTGAGCCGCTGTAGCTGCTTCAAAGGCAGCAATAACTTCAGGTGTCCAAGCAGCATTGGCAATGTTGGCAACCTGAGCAGGCTGACCTGTCAAGTCTTCACCGGGACAAATAGAAGTTCTGTGATAAGTCTCAGCAATCTGAACACCATCACGAGTAATGCGAGTAACTTCACGAACAAGGATAATACCATTCTCTGTTACCGTGATCTGGTCAATAAGTTTAGTTTCTAATAATGACATTGTATATCCTTAATTAAGTAGTCTCGTAAACAAGTGTTGTGTAAAGCGTAGCTGCCGCATCCATACCCAAGTTAGAAGCTCCACCTGACTGCACAGCAAAGCCCTTAGCTACGGTAGCATTGGCATCTACCACCATTGCAACTTGACCTGTTAAAGAAAAGTTGGCAACATAGGCAAAAGACACACCACCACTGTTAGTAGCACTGGCCGAGGTAAAAGGCAGACCTGTAATGGTAAATTGACCAGTACCTGTGTGGCCTGTCCATGTAAGCTGAATGTTTGCAACAACACGATTACCAATCTTGGTATAGCGACCAACTTGGACAGAATAAGTACCTGTACCTGCCGAAGTAGCACCTGCCACGACCGGAGTAAAAGTACCTGTTTCATAGTCACTAAAGTCAGCGTGAGACAACACCCTGAAGCTAGGGGTTCCTGACGATCCGTTAGGTGCTGCAAGAACAGTCTTGGCAGTCTGGCTAGAGAAGTCAGAGCCAGAGACAGCAAGAGTGCCGCCAAGAGTTAAGTTACCTGTGCTAGTCACCGTACCTGTCAGCGTCAAGCCGTTAACAGTACCTGTACCACCCACGCTGGTAACAGGAGCAGTGCCACTAGAAGCAGCAGTTAAGCGACCTTTAGAGTCAACAGTTAAACTGGCATAAGTGTACGAACCAGCAGTAACGGCAGTGTTTGCCAAGGTAGTAGTAACAGAAGTAGCACCACTACCTGTAACATCACCGCTAAAGGTAATAGTCTGGTTGCCTGTAATGTAAGTGTTGGTGTCGATAGAAGCACCGCCACCTGAGCCTCGCTTAATAAAGCCTTGGCCTGTTAATTGAGAAATATTCTCGATAACTCTACCAACAGTAAGAGTACCGCTAGAATATGCTAAGGCAGCACCACTATTGGCGGATGCTGTAGCAACACTTAAACTGCTCAAATACCCAGAAGGGTTAGTGTTGTTGTAAGGAGTAAACCCTAAAGCAGTAATAACATCGGTATCTGAAAGAGTGACAGAGCCTGTGCGTGTATTGAATGAAGAAACACCCGAAGCAGCGGACAGACTGACCCATGCCGAACCATTATAGACACGCATCTCAGGAGTACCTGTATTGAAGTACAGAGCACCTGTCAATAAAGCGTTACCATCATTATCAACCGATGGGTTACTAGACTTAGCGCCTAAGTAACGATCATCAAAGTTATCGTAGAGGGTCTGGGTAGAGGCTAAAGCAGCCTCAGCAGCAGCTTGAGCAGTCTCAGCATTAGTCTCAGCAGTTTCTGCGTTAGTCTCGGCTAACTCGGCAGCAGTCTGAGCAATTTCAGCAGCAGTCTGAGCAGATTCGGCAGCAGCTTGTGCAACCTCAGCGGCATCACGAGCATCCTGAGCATCCTCAGCAGCAGCAGTAACAGTGGCCTCAGAACCAGCAGCAGCCGCAGCACTGGATGAAGCAGCAGCAGCGGAGGCAGCAGCATCATTCTTATAACCTAGTGCTTCATCAGCAATAACTCGTACTTCGGTAACATCCGTATCTGTACGAGCCTCACCTGTTCCACCGGGGCCGCGATAGATTGTCATACAATTTCCTTAGTCTTCTTAGTTTGTTTAACGACTTTAACTGTTTGTTTCTCAGGCGCAGGAGTCTCGATAATCTCATACCATTCAGGATTATCTCTAAAACTCTTAATATCTACTTCACGAGTAACTGTGGCAATAGTTTGAGGTCTAGTGCTATGCTTCATTTGAAAGCGTACCATATATGTATTCTCCTTTGTTTATTACTCACTGTGTAAGCGATAAAGAAAGGAGAAGCCCCGAAGGGCTCCCCTTAAGCTACTTACCTATTAGGCAGCAGAAGCGTCCACGATGATTGGCACACAAGCGTAGTCACGCAGTTCGCCAACGCCGTACAGGGTGTCAGCAGTGAACAAGTTACCGAGGTATTCTTGTTTGTACTGAGTCTGAGCACGAACGCCGATCTGCTCAACCAGAACAGCCCAATCACGATGGAACATCAGGCCGACACGGTCAGTGGTAGAGTTACCAGCAGCGGTATCGCAGTTGGTAGACACATACACTTTCACGCCGTAGATGTCACCGAACTCACCGTTCATCAGGGTAGTACCGTTACCCTTGAAGGCTTGCTCGGTGAAACGGTTGATGCCCAACATGGAGTTACGAGCAACCGGAGGAACCACCAGCGAACGACCGTCCATAGGCACATCCTGATCGTCCAGCAACTGGATAGCTGCACGGATACCAGCATCAGCGATGTTGGCAGCGTTGGACGAAGAGTAGGTGTAGGCAGCGCCAGTCGAACCGATGATACCACCAGAGTACTGAGCGTTAGCGGAGTTACCGCCACGAGCAGCACGAGCCAGTTGGATCAGCGAAGAATCAACCTTCTTGCCCAGAGCGTGACCAGCGTCATCGGTGTAGAAAGAACGCAGGCTCGACAGAGCTTGGGCTTCCACGATGTCTTCGATCAGGCGGCTGTACTCGAAGTGTTGGTTGATAGAGATTGGCACATCGCCTTCGGTAGCGGCAATCAAGGTGACTTGAGAGCCAGCAGCCTTAGCGGAAGCTGTACCACGGGTAGGCGAAGGAATGTGAACGGTGTCACCTTTCTTGCCCTTGAAGCTCATCTTCTTGACCAGATTGGCCATGACGAGGGATTTTTTGTAAGCGGCAACAATCTCATCGCTCCAAACTTCGGGGATGAAGGTTGCTGCGGTGGTTACTGTTACATGATCTGTACCTAAAGCCATTTGGAATACTCCTATAAATTCAAAAATTAAAAATTATTTAACACGACCCTGTGCATAAGCTGCCATGATTTCGGGTTGTAGCAGCTCATAACGATCTGGGTCAGTCATCTTAAGACGGATTAAATCCGCTCGGCGGTAAACTTTCTTTGCAACTTCGCCAGTGCCGCTAGTATCGACAGAAGCGGCCTTGAGAGCTTGTGCTTGCTGTTTCTTACCAGTTTCCTGAACGGAGTTAGTGCGAACCTGCTTTAATTCCTTAAAAGTGCTGAGAAGTTCATCTGCTGCTTGGAAGTCAAACTCTGCATCTGCTTTAGCGTATAAACTAAGACGGATTGGACTAGCTTTCACCCACTCCTGAAATCCAGTATCGTTGGCGATGTCGCCAAAGTCAGGATGTTTGGATGCAAGCTGCTGTGCAGTCTTCATACGCTTAAGTTCCAGATTAGCTTGTTTAGCCTCTAAAACAGCGGGATTATTCTCGATTGCTCGTTTAATGGAATCTTGCGGATTCTCAAAGAAATCAACTTCGGGCGTACTTTCAACAGCAGGTTTAGTTTCCGTTTCGAGTTGCCGTTTAAGGAGTTGATCTGCCAAAGAGCGTACTTCGTGAACTTCCTGTGCCTGCTTACCAATCATCTTTTCAGCTTCTTGGTGCATCTTAACAATGTCCTCAAGGGACTTATTCTTATACTTGTCAGGAATGATCTTGTCAATTACGCTTTCCTGCTTTAAAGGTTCTTCCACTTCTTGTGGAGTCTCTAAATTAGAAATTTCTTCTGTTGGAATATCGTTACCCTCTAACGATTCGTCATCAATTAATGCCATACTGTCTTTCTCCTGTCTCTTCTGAGATTATAGGACTATGAAATGTGAATACTGATAATCAGTACTTACCCGTTAAAAATAAAGTTAGATTATTCTGGAACAGCGTAAGAGGCTTTCCTCTCCTGCGCCAGCTTCTCACTTCGTTTGCGTTCCCATGCGTCATAAGCTGTTGGGAAAGCACCTGAGATGCCCTCCAACTTCATATTGACAGCGGAAACAATTCTGGTTGCGTATAAACCGCAGGCTCTGCAAGAGAGTTCCCTGACGGATTCATCAACCAATGCTTCAGAAATGTGTCCATCCACACAAACAAACTCAAACATTCGTCTCATTGTTATGCCTCCTGTTGTAGTTGAGTATAGACTTCTTCACAAGTCTTCTTGCGGTTTAGAACCAAATCTAGAATGTCCAACTGTCCTAGTCGGTAGTTTAATGTTTGTTCGTCTTTCACAGTGCGAACATTAACTAGATTAGCTTCTAATTCTTTGAGGTCTTCAATCAGATATTTCCACCCTTCGGTAGACATCATGTTGAAGGTTTCCTCGTAATACTTTTGAAGTTCCTTATCCATTCGGGGAAACTCCTTTCTTAATGTTTATTTTATGACAACTGATACGCCGAGCTTGGGTCTCTGACGGTAGGGTCAACTAAAGCATCGGTAGCAATTGCCAATGCCTTAACTACTTGTGGTCTAAAATACGATTGCATATTTTCTGCCGAACTATATTCGGTAGGTAACTCTAGAGTTGTTAAAGCTGCCATATATTAACTTGTTTGTAAAGCAAGGCCAAAACCAGTACCACAGTTAAAGTAGGTATATGATTCACCGTTAACAACTAATGTATCGCCAGTAGTGCCAATAGCTCCGTTAGTCCAATATGCTGGAGTAGTACCAGATACTGTCTGTATCGGATGACCAAGTGCCCCTAATTGTAAAAATATAGGTGTTACTTGATAGCAAGGAGAACCAGTTGCTGTAATCGAGTTCTTACGCAAACTAGCATTAGTTTGGTTCAGTGAGCCAATATTTAATGTAGCCAGATTACTTGTAACACCGCTTGTATCGTATGTACCATAAAAAGTACCAGTATTCACATCAGTTACGCCAAAAGCTGCACTACAAACAGTTTGTGCAATTGCAGTGGTAGTGGCTGTTGGGACTACAATAGCTGCCGATGTAAAAATCGAGGATACAGAGTGGCAATGCTGAATAAAAGGTGCTCTGCCATAAAAACGGTGAACATCAGACATTGATGTTTCCCATATCGCCTGCATACCACGACCTTCAGAGATAATTGTAATAAACCGTGGAGTGGCAATTAAATGAATCACTGTACCTGCTGTGGTAAGTATCGAAGTATTGTTTGTATGTGTTGCAGTTGTTGCCGTGGTAGTTGAATACCTCGGGCCTTCGTTGGTTAACACACCCAAAGATGTAGCACTAACAGCACCAGTCAGGTTAAATGTATTATTTGAACTAGCGTTTGCTGAACTTAAATGACTTAAGTTTAACGATGCGTACTTTAAAGCTGTTCCTTCGACACAAGGAGCACTCATCACCAAGTTACACTGCGTATCGTTAGCTGCATAACCAGTTGCGGCTACATCTGCGATTGTTGGGCGATCAGAAGCATTATTACTTCCAACATATGTCCATCCCGCAGGCGTAGCATCAATGATAACAGATGAAGCTGTACTAAACCCACCCAAAAGAGCTGTAGTTGGATTACTAGAGGTGCATAAACGAGCAATATCTCTGATTGCCCGCATTGAAAGAATGTTAGATGCGCCTACTACTAATTTTGCGTACATATATTATACTCCTGTAACAATTTGAGCTTTTGAATCTGTTACTGGATCATTGGCTACAAAATAAATCGTTTCTGAAACAACTATATAGTTATAACTGTTATTTGTTGTTTCTTGAAGCTGTTGTAATTCTGAAATAGTGCCAGAGTAGGTATATACAGTTCTATTACCAAAATAATTTAAAATTTCTTGGTTTGTCATATATTAATTTCCATAGTAGCTAAGTATAACACTAAGTCCAGCACCTGCGGATGCAGC